TGGCCAGCCGCTCGGCCCTTGATTTTATCGCGGTCGGCCTCACTGATACCCACGCCCGCATCAGTGCGGATGCCTTCCATGGTGGTGTTGAACTGCCTGGTACCTGTTAGGTAGTCGTTCAAGGCCTTGGCCGACTGTAGTGTGCCACTAAATTCCTCCGCCACGCCCCGTACGGCCTGTTTGAATTCATCTTGGCTGATCATGCCGTTCTTCAGCATCGACATATATTCTCCGATGCTATCGCCCGCCACTTCCCATGGGGTGCGTAGGGCAGCCCGTAGGCTTTCCGCCTTAGATTCGAGCTGGTCATCCAGGGCCGCGAGGGCCTGCTGTGCTTCCTTTTGTTTTTCTTTCATGCTTAGCAGGCGTTGTACGTCGGCCAGTGCCCGTTGTTGGTCCGCCGTGCCACCCAGTGCCTTCAGTTCCGACATGGCCCGCTGCTCGGGCGTGGTGGTGGCTGCGATCAGTTCCTTCCGGGCGTCCGCAAGCAGGGTGCCGATTTCGAGCTGTTTGTGTTGGTTGCGGATAGCTTCCAACATGGTGCCATTCACACCCTTCTGGGCCAGTTCCAGTTCCTTGAGTTCGTGTTTGGTGGCACCCAGGGCGGCCTTCTGTTGTTTTAGTTTCTCAAGGTACTCCGTACCCGTGGTGGCGGCCTGGGCGGCGGCGAGCTTGGCATGGGCTTCCCGTACCTCGCCCATCAGCGTGGCCCCTACGTGCTGTTGGGCGTATTCGTACTCCTTGATTTGCTCCTTCGACTTGCCCAGGGTGGCCGCTTGCATGGCCACCTGTTCCGTATAGGCCCGCAACCCCTGGACCAGTGCGGGGTCGGGTGGTGCGTCCGCCGGTAATGCCGCCAACTCTTCGCGGAACTTTTTCAGCTCCTTGGCATGGTCGATGGCGGTTTCGTACCTCAGGTTCATGCCCTTCAGTTCAGCCGTGGCAATGGATACGTCCACAGCACCGGCACCGGCGGCCGTCAGGGCTTCCAGTTTTTGGCTCAGCTGGGAAACGCTTCGGCCATACCCGTCAACCTCTTCCATGGTGCGGGCAAACTCACTCTCCGTAGCACTGGCCGCCGCACGGGCCGTGGGGGCCTGTTTGATTTGTTCGAAGGCCCCGTTCTGGCGGTCCTGCATATTGGCGGCGAACTGCTTGTCCAGCCGCATCGAACGTTCGATGGCTTCGTTTGCCTTGCCGATGGTCTCCGCGTACACCAACCACGCGGCCGTCCCGGCCACCACAGCGATGGCGATGAACGGGGCGGCTGCCAGGGCTGCCGTCGCGAAGGCGGCAGCCATAGGCCCCAGGGCCGCCGTAATTGTACCGATGACCGCTGTAACCCCGCCCGCTGCTGATAATGCTGTCAGCGTGGTTGTCAGGCCGCCTATGGCCGGTAGGGCCAGCCCGGCCACAAGCAGCAGCGGGCCGATAGATGCGGCGATGGCACCCACCACCAGGATGACGCGGCGGCTGGTGCTGCTGAGATTATTGAACCAGTTTACCAGGTCCTTGGTCAGGCCCACGGCCCAGGTGTAGGCGGGTAGTAAGTCCTGGCCAAACGTGGCGGCAAGGCCCTTCACGTCATCCCACAACTCCCGGGTCATGTTGGCGGCCCCGTCCGACGTGCGGGCGTAGTCCCCGATAGCGTTCTTAGATTGCTCTTGGGCCATCTGAAGGGTGGCGTGTGCCCGTGCCTGACGCTCTGTGGCAAAGGTTAGGCCCTGTTGTGCGTTGAGCAGTACACGGGCCTTCACGTCCGCGTCCAGAATCACGATGCCAAGCTGTTTCATCATTTCCCGCTCACCCAGCAGGCCCTTTGTCAGGGCCTCGGACGCGGTTTTGACACCGCCCTGTACGTTGGTGAACGATGCCAGGTCAACGGCCAGTCTCTGGGTCGCCCCGGCGAGCTCCAGGGCAGCGTCCTGGGTGAACCCAAACCCGGTCAGAAGATCCCCCGTGTCCCCGAGCAACTTCTTGGCACTGTCGCCTGTGAGGCCGAAGTTTTTGTCTAGGTCCTGCACCATGCGGTCGGACGCGTCGGCTACGCCTGCAAACACGACCTCGAACTTGCTGGCCGTTTCCGCTGCATCGGAACCGGCGGCAATCATACCGGCACCCAGGCCCAGGATCGGCAGCGTGACCCCAGCCGTCAACCGGGTGCCGATGCTGATCAGACTAGCACTCGCCCTGTCCAGGGTGTTCTTGATGTCCTCCGCCGCTTCGTGCGTTTCCTGCACGGCATCCACCAACATCTCTTCATAGTCGGTGGCATCCCCGGTCAGGCTGACGACGAGCCGTTCTAGTTCTTTTTCAAAAGACATGGACATCGTTATACGCCCTTCCCTTTCCGGGGTTTGTTGCGGGTACCAGCGGCCACCAGGGCACCCCAGAAGGCTTTACTCCGGTTCACACGCATCTCGATTTCCTCTTCGGTGGGTGGTGTGGCTGGGGCCGTGGGTGTTTCTGTTTCCGTGGTAAATTTCAGGAGGTAGTCTTCCATCCTGATCTGGTGGGGATTCTTGGACAACACCCGGGCAACCGACGCGGCAATCTGTGCCGCGTAATAGTCCTCCCGCCTGGGGCTGTCCCGTTCCTCCTTGATGTACAATTTCCACTGAACAAATTCTGATGAAGTTGTTCGCCGTTGCACATCCTGAAGGGGCATGTGTAGCCGGTCTGCTAGGGTGTACCACGCAAACCGCTCGCCCCTTAATCCTCCCCCTCTTTGTCATCGGCATCATCCTGCAAAGCGGAGATCTCCTTGGCCCGTTTGTACAGGGCGTTCTGGACCCGGCTGGGCCACGCCTGGATATCCTTTTCCGTCACCGGTGTGCGGCCATCGGCAACCAACATGCAACGGGTTAGGAGGTTGGCCTGTAGGCCGGTGAAGTCCCGTACGCTGGGGTTCTTGCCGCTGGCATCCGGCTTGAGCCGTTTGCCCAGGTTGTTCAGGTACGCGTCCCGTCCCGCACCATCAAGTTCCACAAGCAGGTACTCGGTAGGGCTGCCGTCCTTGTCCTTGAGCGTAACCGGCACCTCGCGGCGGGTTAGGTCCAGGTCCATCGGGGCCAGCACGTCACGTGCCTGGCCGTTCGTTTCTTTGGTCTCATTCTTCATAATAACTGGGGTCTCTACCAATTAGGGGGAAGGGTTGGTGTTTGCGGTGTAGGCCTGGGCCTACACTGCTGCCGGCCACACTGCTGCCGCCCACACGGGGGCGGTTTCAACACCACTGTCGTTCTGGTTGCTTGGGATGATGTCCACCGCCGCCGTGGGCTGTGCACCTTCCGCGTGTTCGTTAGGCGTGAAGGTGTTGAGCCAGCCCCAGAAGGCTAGGGTGGAATCGTCGGGGAACGTGCAGGTGATCAGGTTGTTCACGTTGACCAGTGCCACGATCTCCGGATAGACCCCGGGATCGTACGCGGCAACCATCGAAGCGTTCGATAGTGTGATCAACGCCTTCGGGTTGCGGGTACGCCACGTGGCGTTCAGCATGGTGGTCGTGTCCACCTCGCCACCGCCGTCAATGCCCGGGGGCGTGACTGTTTTTTCGTAAAGCAGAACCGTCGCGTCAGCCGCGAACGAGATCAGGGTTTGGTAGCCGTCGTCAATGCGTCCCATGGGTGTACCTTAGGGGGTTAGGGTGGTGAAGGTCATTATTCCGTTGAGCGTGAAGGTATCACGCCGCTTCCCCTCAGGTTCTTGCCCCAGGGGCAGGATGTCGGAGATTATTGTAACGGCGTCGATTCTATATGCGGCGGCCCCGATGTCCACCCTTTCGCGTCGAATACCCTCAAGCAGGGTACGTATGTCATATATCTGGCCGTAGCCGGTAGTGTAATCTGTGGCCCGGACGCGTAGCTGCCACCCCGGGTGCACGATACGTTCGCCGCCCCGCATGATCCGTCCGTCCAAGAATCCGGGGCTGTCGTACACGCACACGGCATTGTCGGGGTCCCCTGGCAAATGACCCACACTACAAGGCCAAACGGCCCCAGGGCCTGGCAGGGCGGCCACAGGGCTGCCACCTGCCACGAACGCGGCCCGGAGTAGTTCTGCTGGGCTGTTCATTTTCCGGTCCTGATTATGCGTATAAGGCGTTGTCGTTTTTCACGGAACGGGTATTCTAGGAATTTTGCACGTTTGCCTGGGGCGTGCCTAGCTTCCTTGTCTTCGTGCACCCACAGGCCATACGTGGTGCCATAGCTGACGATCACAACACGGTCAAAACCACTACCCTCCGCCCGTGTGTTTGCGGATGCCCGCAAGGCACCTGTGTCCACGGGTACGATTTTCATGGATTCCCGTTGCAGGAACAAACCAGCCTTGAGCAGGTTGGCGGCGAACCTGGCTGCCAATATCTTGTCACGTTGGGCAATCGAAACGACCAGCCCCTTAATACCCTGCACGGTGCCGCCTATTTTCATAGGTACGCCTTCCTGATGAACTTGTTTGCCTTGAACGTTGGTGCCTTGTCAACCCGTTTGACCGGGAATGCCCCTGGGTTGAGGTGCGGCACGGCCTCGTCCACTAGGTCCGCTCGCACACCCAACCACAGCCACCCGCCCGGGGCTACCTCACCCCCGCCGGGCAGCTCGGGGACATAGACGGTGGCCATGGATTGCTCCACGTTGCCGTCCTTGTCCCTAAATTCTTCGATTGTGTCAACCCATCGCACCCGAGCATTACACGCACCAGCTGATGCCACTAATTCGACCAATGCCCCCACAGACAAACGGCCAAACCCGTCCGCCGTGGCCGGTGGCCAGTAGATGGCGTCCTGTCGCCGCATGGTGCTGATAATACGCATTCGTTTAATACCCCGGGTACTTTGTCACTTCGGTGGTGCCCAGCCATGTCACGCCCACACGGGGCCGCCCGCCCTTCTTGGCTTCGTCGTTTAATTTGGCCAGGCCGCCATTCGTGTCCAACCTCATCGCCATCTGGCCGTAATGGGTGTTGTCGAAACCCAGGTCTACCTTCGACTGGTAGCCCACGGCCACATCAGCCGCCTTCTCGGTGGTGTACCGGGGGTCGCGTTGTGCGTAGAAGTGGGCGGCCAACCAGGTTTCGATCAAGGCCAACCGGGTGTCGTTGTATTCAGGCGTGGGGCCTGCTGTGCCCGTGCATGCGGCCACGACGGCCGCGTTGGCCGCTGCGATAAACGGGACCATCGCAACGGCGTCAGCGACCACACAGGGGTCGATTTCGATAATAGCCCCCACGCCAGCATAGGTGGCGTAGGGTTCGTCTGGGGATGCCGCCGGGCTGCCGTCAATGGTGGTCATGCTACCGTAATCTCCGTCGGGTTGGTGAAGTTAATGCCCGCCCGCTGGACCCACACATAGTAGGTCCCGGCATCAAGCATGAACGCCTGTGTGACGCCCATGGCCGTGGTGTACAGGGTGCCTGCGATGGTGTTGGTCCCCGCTATGTCGGTAGTAATCCACACGGCGGCCCCGTCAACCGCATCACTGAGTGTGCTGACATTTGCAATCGTTTCGTACAGACTAGATGCTGCGGCGTTTTCGACGTTACCAAGTCCAACGTCGGACGCCGTGACGCTGTGCGGATTGCCGGTAGCTAACTGGCTGTGATCGTATGCCGTTTTTCCTCGGTCGCCGCGATACGCTGTTTCGTCGGTTTCGCCAAGTTCAACGCCACCGCTGCCAGGCGTGTACCACTCCAACAACATCACGTTGCCGCTGATCGACGCGACTCGATACGCTTGACCGACAGTGCCAGCAGCACCTGGGAGTTTGGCGAAATATCCGCCTGCCCCTGGTTGTACTCCGCTGATCTTAAATCCGCCGTCGCTCATGTTGTCCGTTCTTGTAAAGTCGCGTTAGGTTTGTCACCTAATGCGGGTGCACTAGGTGGGTGGTGTGTGCCTAGGCCATGGTGGCCGATTAGGCTTCGATGTATTGGG